GTGGACCGCCCCGAACGGTACGTCGAAGTCCACCTTGGCAAGCGAGACGATGATATGGCCCGCCTCATCCGCGGCAAGCTGGTGGGCGAGCTTGGGGAACTCAAAGGCATGCGCCAGCGCGAGCTGGGCGACCTCAAGGCCTTCCTGACCCGGCGAGCCGAGGAGTGGACCCCGAAATACGCTGAGATGAGCCGCATCTACCAGAGGCGCATCGTGCTCATTGGCACGGCCAACGAAATGGAATACCTCGATGACGCCACCGGCAACCGCCGCCACCTGCCCGTGATGGTGGGGCGCTCAGACCTTGTCGCCCTCAAGAGGGACCTCCTCCAGTTGTGGGCGGAGGCGGACGCTCTGTGGTCCTTGGAGGGCGTGATGTGGCAGGACGCGGCGCGCCTGGCGCCCACGGTGCACGCCCACCACGAGGTCTCGGACCCCTGGGAGGACGCTGTAGCGCACTGGCTGGAGGGCTCCGATGACTTCTCGGACCCCGAAAACGGAGTGCGCAGGTGCGATGAGCCTGACGGTATCGGGGTGTTGGAACTCGCATCCGGGGCTGTTGGGGTGGCCAACGGACACGTCGATCGCAAGGTTCAGTTGCGCCTGGCGAAGATTCTCCGCGGTCTTGGATACGACAAACGGGTAAAAAAAGTGCATGGCGTGCCAAGCAAAAGATGGTTCCGACCAGGGCATCCGTACCTTGAGTGACACGGAGGTGAGCAACACGGAGATGGGTAACCCGGAGATGGGTAACCCGGAGATGGGTAACTGGTGACATAAAAACCTGCAATTATTTACAAACGGCCTTCGGGCCGTTTTTTATGGTTACCTTCTCGTTACCTTACGGTTACCCACCTAGGGTAACGCCTAAGTCCTTGTTTTATCTCCGGCTTTCTTATAGTTACCCTAGTTACCCTTCTCTCTAAAAGGGAGGATAGGGAATATATAAAGAAGTCGAAAAAGGGCGAGAAAACACATAAAAACGGGGATGAAGCGGGGGGTAGAGGGATATATTCTTCTCCCAGAAAAAGGTTATAGGCGAGAAGGGAAACTTGGTAACTAGGGTAACCTGTGATTTTTTGCAGGTTTTAACCACCACCACCGGCGCCGGCCATGGTCGAATGGCCGTCGTGATTTAACGCTGGGCGGCCCCAAGGAAAAACGCACACCCGCGAGCACAACCCGCGCCGTTACTGGCCTGCAGCGTAAGTGACCACTCACTTATTGGCTTTTTCAATGGAACTCCGCTTAAGCATTGAAAATATCAATCCGAGCACAACCCGCGCCGTTACTGGCCTACAGCGTAAGTGACCACTCACTTATAGATGTTTTCGATGGAACTCCGCTGAAGCATAGATGGCATCTATGGTTCGCCACCACTATCCGAGCGGCAGCCCGGCGGCCGTGGTACGATGGTGTAAGCCCTCGGTTGGACTCTGAACGTCCGCCATGGGCGTCAACGTATTGGAGGATTGACGATGCACTACACAAGCATGAAGCCGAGCGCTGACGCGGATCGGTACGAACCGACCTGGTTGGAGCAGCCATCTTGGCTTGAGGTGCTGCGATTGGCTTTGGGCATGCTGGTGCGTCCAGGCACATACCGAGTAACCGCCCTGGTTGAGAAGCGGATTGGCTCCTCTTGCGCTGGGCCACCGCCGGAAGAGAGCATGTTTGAAACGGTTGTTCGACGTGCTGCACCTGATAGCCGCGTCAAGTTCGAGGTGACTCACAGGCTGCGCGGCGACGAGGTACCTAGGGAGAATTGACGATGCACTACACGATCATGGCGCCAGGCGCTGAGGGGTATGTCCTGGCTTCGATGAATCATCCAACCTGGCTTGAGGCGTTGCGCTTGGCCTGGCGATTGTTCCGGCGGCCGACACAGTACGGCGTAATGGTCCAGGTCGAGAAGGCCTGGGTCGAGCGATACTGCGGCCCGGCAGAAGCCGGCACGGCGTTCTATGCGCCATTGGGAAAGGACCGTAAATGACGGACAGATTCAGTGACATCCGCACCTGGGCGCGAGACCGCAACTTGATCGACGGGAGCACACCGGACCGCCAGTTTCTCAAGCTGGTGGAGGAGGTGGGTGAGCTTGCGTCAGGCCTGGCAAAGGGCAACCGCCCCGCAGTTATCGACGGCATCGGCGATGCAATCGTGGTTCTGACCATCCTGGCCGCCCAGGTAGGCGTGCAGGTCGAGGACTGCATCGAGGCGGCGTGGAACGAGATCAAGGACCGCAAGGGCCGGATGCAGGACGGTGTGTTCATCAAGGACGGCGACTGAGAGGCAAAGTCCGTGAATAGCAACGATCAACGGCTGATAGCCGAAATGGCGCGAGTCTGGGTGGACGGCGACGGCGACGTAGATGGGTTCATTTTGTGCTCGCGCCATATCCGAGCCGCCATCGCGGCGGAGATCGAGCGCCGGCAGGAAGCGCGAGACGAAACCCAGCAGGAATCTGGCCTAGACCGTAAGTGACCACTCACTTATAGACGTTTTCGATGGTGCTCGACTGCACCATTGAAAATGCCTATGATCCCGCCACCTCACTGCCGGAGATCGTAATGCGAGTCGAGACCTACGCTTCGGCCACTACGGCCAGCAACCTCGCCCAATCGGACGCCCGCCGGGTGCCCGTGGACGTGCTCACCGCCGCCGGCCTCTGCGGCCGACGCGCCAAGCTGGCCCACGCCCTTCTGCGATGCCGGACGGTAGGCCAGCCTGGGGACCGTGCCGACGCCCGCCAGGCGATGACTCAGGCCCTCCTCAACGTCAAGCGCAAGCGCCCCGCCACCTGGCCGGGTATGGATGTGGACATGGCCATGCGCATCGCCCATGCCGTGCTCACCTATTGGGGCTCGTCGGCTTCGACGTGCTCCACCTGCCAGGGCCGCGGGTACCAGCCCGTGCCCGGGACCCCAACGCTCTCCCCTCGTGCCTGTCCGGCATGTGGCGGGACGGGCCGGGTGGACCTGCAAGAGGCAATCCGAGCGGCGCTTGGGCCCAAGGCCGTGGACCCAGCCCGCTGGCTGTACGGCGAGATAGACGCTATCGAGGCGGCTTTCTTGCGACGCATGGGTGGCGCCTTGCGCTGATCTTTGCGCGGGCTCTTGCAGAGCTTTTTCCACCGTGCTATAAGCCGCCCACGATTGGGCCCCCCAATACACCGCCCGGGAGACATCCGAGCGGCACACCTACAACCGGCGGCCTCTCCCAAGGGGGCCGCTGTCGCCCGGAGACGACCATGTTGATACGAGAGGACCGCCTGGCCACGGTGACCCCGCAACTCGCTGACGTGGTACGCAAGGCCGCCACTTACCTGGACTTCGACCTTCTGGTGGTCGAGGGCGCGCGGACCGTGGAGCGGCAACGTGAGCTTGTCGCCAAGGGCGCGAGCAAGACGATGAACAGCAAGCACATCCCGGACCTGACCGGCTATGCGCGCGCTGTGGACCTGGCCCCTCAGATCGGTGGTCAGGCGCGCTGGGACTGGCCCCTGTTCCCCACCATCGCCAAGGCCATGAAGCGTGCCGCGGCCGAGCTGGGCGTTCCAGTGGTCTGGGGTGGGGACTGGCGCACGTTCCGCGATGGGCCGCATTTTGAGCTGCCGGGGCGCTGATGGCTGCTGGGTTTCGCACAACCCTCGATGTGCGCCTCGTGGACCACAACGCGCATAGCGGGCGCGGCGAGTGGATGCTGCTGGCCGATCTGGTGTTCGAGGACGCGGACGGCCGCGTGTGGACCGTCCCGGCTGGTTTTCGGACGGACTTTGCCAGTGTGCCGCGCGTCCCAATCGCATTCCTCCTGGCCGGCTGTACGGCGCATGCTCCGGCGGCCCTGCACGATTGGGCCTGCAGTACCAAGCCCTGTCCGCGCAGCTACGCGGACGAGCTTTTCCGCCAGGCCATGGAGAGCGTGGGGATGCCGCCCGAGCGGGTGCGCATCATGTACAACGCGGTGCGCGCCTACACTGAGCGCAACGACCCGCCCGGGCCAGAGGGCCACGGGTTTGAACTGATCTGATGACCGAAAGGAGACCAGCATGACCCTGCAAGGTAAACGCACCTACATCGTCGCCTTCGGCGCGGTAGTCGCCGCCGTCGTGGCTTTTCTCAACGGTGACATGACCCTTGCCGAGGCGGTCAACTCCGCTCTCGTGGGCGCGGGCCTGGCCGCACTGAGGGCTGCCAAATGACCCTGCGTCAGGCGGCGTTTGTGATCTCAGCGGTTGCCACGTTGATGCTCTTCTCCGTGGTGGCCGCCCTGTCCGGTTGCGCTGAGTTCAATGCCGCCCAAGTGGCTATCGCTGACCACGGCGCGCAGGCGGCTGATGCTGCCTTGCGTACCAGCAAGTGGGGTGTCTGCCAGGCCACGACCATCGGGGCTCTTGAGCGCGACCTGGGTGGCGATAGCACACGCTCCGTCGGTTGGCTGATGTTCTGCGGCAAAAAGCCGGGGATGCTGCCGTTGCTGGCGCCTTCGGCCCCGTTGGAGCCTCCGGCCCCGGGCGTCAAGCCCCCGGCTGGGCAGCCGGGGCCGGGCGCCGCGATGCAGGGGACCTCGTTCTGATGAGTGACCCTGAGATCGTAAGTGCCAAGTTGGACCTGTTGTACGAGCGAGTGCAAGGCGTAGAGGCCACGCTCGGCAAGGTAGCCGAAGCCATGGTGGCCATTGCCCGCATCGAGGAGCGCACACAAGCCAATAACGCGGGTCTGGATCGAGCATTCGGCGAGATCGAGCGGCTCGCCGGTCTGCTGGAGAAGCACATACAGGCGTGCGACGCGCGCTTCAAACCCCTGGAGGAAACCCAGCCCGTGAGTAAGCTGATCTCAGGATGGGTGTCGGCCTGGGCGGCCGGCCTTGTGGGTGTTCTCGGCGGGGCCATCATTACCAAGGTATTCGGGGGCTAAGGTGCTGACGCCAAGCCAAGCCAAGCATCTGGAGACGTTCGCCCGCCACGTTACGGTTGTAGAGGCGCCGATAGGCGCGTCCACGCCCGCCATGACGCATGCGATGCTGGCCGACCTGGGCCACGAGCACGTGATCGACAAGGAATGGGCCTACAGCCTGTTCATCGAGATCGGCACCAACCGCGACAACGCGCAAGGGTACGGGGCCACGGTGATGACCAGCGAGCGCAGCATGGCGGCTCTGTCGGAGTGCATTGCGCGCTTCTGGCAAAGTTTGCTGGAGGAGGGGGTGTTCCATGCCCCGCAAAGTCTATCCATACCATCCTGAGTATGCGGAGCAGGCGCGCAAGCTGGCTTTGCTGGGCGCGACCAACGCAGACATCGTAGACTTTTTCGGAATCACGCTGGCCACCCTGCAATCGTGGGAGCGCCGCTATCCTGAGTTCCATCGCCAGCTAGAGCTGGGGCGCGCGGCGGCTGACGCCAATGTCGCGGACAGTCTCTATCGCCGCGCCACTGGATTTCGCCGCAAGGTGCAGAAGGCCTTCCAACACCAGGGCAACCCCGTGGTTGTCGAGACTGAGGAGGATGTCCAGCCCGACACGATTGCCGGCATCTTCTGGTTGAAGAACCGCCGCAAGGACGTGTGGAAGGACCGCCACGAGCATCAAGTCGATCCGGGCGCTGGGCTGATCGGGCTGTTGTCGGCCCTCAACCAACCCAAGCTGGTGCGCGACCCGCCCAAGGGCAAGCGCCGTGCCCGGGCCAAGGCGGGCGCGGAGGACGTGGAAGACGCCGATGTCTGAAGCGGCACTCGATACCATCAAGCGCTGGCGCAAGGGCGGTCCTGCGGTGTTCGCCGTAGAGGCCCTTGGCCTACCAGCTGAGTGGGACGAGGAGCTGCAGTCTGGCGTCAAGCGCTGGCAGTGGAAGGCCAGCAAGATGCTGGTGCAGACCCGACGGCTATCTGTGCGCAGCGGCCACGGCACGGGTAAGACGGCCTTCGAGGCCTGGACCATACTCTGGTTCCTGTGCTGCTACTACCCGGCCAAGGTGCCCTGCACGGCGCCCACCGGCCATCAGCTCTCGGACGTGCTCTGGGCCGAGCTGGCCAAGTGGCACCGAGTGCTGCGGGATCGGATGCCGGCGCTCGGCAATGAGTTTGAGTGGAGCACAGAACAGTTCGTGCTCAAGGCGGCGCCCAAGGAGAGTTTTGCGGTAGCGCGTACATCGCGGCCCGAGAAGCCGGAGGCCCTGCAGGGCTTCCACTCCGACAACCTGATGTTCATTCTCGATGAGGCTTCCGGCATCCCCGAACAGGTCTTCCAGGTGGCGGAGGGCGCGCTGTCGAGCGATGGCGCTTTCGTGGTGATGTGCGCGAACCCCACCCGCACGTCGGGCTACTTCTACGACTCGCACCACAAGATGCGGGCTAGGTGGGGCGCGCTGCACGTCAACGGCGAGACCACCGAGGGCGTGTCGAGCCGCTACATCGAGGACATGCGCCTCAAGTACGGCGTGGACAGCCCGATCTACGCGGTGCGAGTGCGCGGCGATTTCGTTGCTGCCGAGGACGGGGTGATCCCCCTGGACCTCGTCTCGTCGGCCGTTGGCCGGGATGTTGTGCCCTCGGGGCGCATGGTGTGGGGCCTGGACGTGGCTCGGACTGGTGCGGACGCCACGGCCCTGGCGAAGCGCTACGGCAACACCCTGGTGGAGCCGGTGCGCACTTGGTCGGGCGTTGATCTCATGCAGACCACGGGGCGCCTCAAGGCCATTTACGAGCATGCCAAGACCAAGCCCGATGCGATCTTCATCGACACCATCGGGCTCGGTGCTGGCGTCTATGACCGCGCCAAGGAGCTTGGTCTCCCGGTGGTCCCGGTAAACGTGGCTGAATCGCCCAGCGTCAAGGACCAATACGAGCGCCAGCGCGACGAGCTTTGGTTCCGGGGGCGGGAGTGGTTTGAGTCGCGCCGCGTGCTCTTGCCGGCGGACGACGAGCTGATTGGAGAGCTGACCACGCCGCGCTTCCGGGTGCTCTCGAACGGCCGGATCAAGGTGGAAGGTAAGGACGAGCTGAAGGCGCGGGGCATCCCCAGCCCGAACCGCGCTGACGCCTTCCTGTTGACATTCGCGGATGGGGCCCCGAGCCCCGCCCAGAAAGTAATCGCCCGCATTCGGGCGCGAGCGCAAGAGAGCGCCCCGGACGCCCTTGCCGGGTACTGAGGACACGTAATGACCGATACCCCCAACGCTCCTGATAACTCCGAATCTTCTGGTGCATCCGGGCTGTTGAGCAGCCTCGGCCTCAAGCTGCGTCAGGAGTTCGAGACGGCCGCGAAGATGCGGCGTTCGCGTGAGCAGGGCTGGGTGGCTGCTCTACGCCAGTACAAGGGTCAGTACGATCCGGGGGTGTTGGCGAAGATGCGCAAGAACCGCTCCAGGGCCTTCTTCCGTCTGACCCGTGTCAAGGTCAAAGCTGCGGACGCGCGCATGATGGATTTGCTGTTCCCTGCAGGCGACAAGAACTACACGATCCAAGCGACACCCGTGCCGGAGCTGGACAAGCGTCTGCTGGCCAACGAGATTTCAGCGATCATGCAGCGCGATGGCACGCTGGACGATGAAGCCCTTCTGAAGGCCGTGCAGGACCTGGCCGCCGAGCGTGCCGGCAAGATGGCCGAGGTGATCGACGACCAGCTGGAGGAGGGGAACTACCCGGCGGTGTGCCGGGCGGTAATTCACTCCGGTCACAAGTTTGGCACGGGCGTGCTCAAAGGCCCCATGGTTGAGACCACCGTGGTGCCCCGCTGGCAGCAGGCTGAGGATGGCTCCTACCAACTGGTGGAGACTGAGCGCAGGCGCCCGTGGTTCGCATTCGTGCCTGTTTGGAACGTGTTCCCCGACCCCAACGCCACCACCCTGGAAGAATGCGATTTCATCTACGAGCGCCACGTATTGACCAAGCATGAGGTGCGCAAGCTGGCAGAGCGCAAAGGTTTCGACGCCGAGGCCATCATGCGATACCTGGCCGTCAACCCCAAGGGCGATCTCAACAAACTGATGGCCTACGAGGCGGACTTGCGGGACACCGCGCCGGATGACCAGCCGGCTGTCTCTGGCAAGTATGAGGTGCTGGAACGCTGGGGTGTGATCGACGGCCTGTACCTTCGGGAAGCTGGCTTCGAGGTGCCCGATGAGGCTTTGAACGCCGCGTTCGAGGCTCAAATCTGGGTGCTCGGTGACCGTGTCGTGCGCGTCATGCCGAACACCCTGGCGCAGGGCAGCCGGCCCTACAAGTTCTACTACTTCGAGAAGGACGAGACCAGCATTTGGGGTGAGGGTGTCGCAGATGTAAACCGCGATCCCCAGAGCCTGGTGAACGCCTCTGTGCGCGCCGCCGTAGACAATGCGGCTATGTCCGCCGGCCCGATGGTGGAGGGCAACAGAGACCTACTCCGTGACGAGGACGACCCCAGCGAGGTATTCCCCTTCCGCTTCTACAGCCGGTCGGGCGGGGACCCTTCCGCGCCGGCGATTCGCGTCTATAGCCTGCCCAACAACACCATGGACCTGCTGGGGCTGGTGAAGTTTTTCATGGACATGAGCGACGAGGTCACCACGATCCCGCGCTTCAGTTATGGCACCCCCAGCAAGGATGGCGCTGCGTCCACCGTGGGCGGCCTCTCGATGCTGATGGGCCAGGCCAACGTCACCCTCAAGGACCTGGCCAAGAACTTCGATGACGGCATCACCACGCCGTTCATCCGTGATCTCTACCACTGGAACATGCAGTTCAACGACCGTGAAGATATCAAGGGCGATTACGAGGTGATCGCGCGCGGCTCTAGCTCGCTGATCGCCAAGGAGGTGCGCAACCAGGCGCTCACCAACTTCGCGGCCAGCACTCTGAACCCACTGGATGCGCCCCTGGTTAAGCGCATCGAGCTGTTGCGCCAGCGCGCCAAAGCCCTGGACCTCAACCCCGACGAGGTGCTCTTGAGCCAGGAGGAGGCCGACGCAGCAAACGCCAAGGACCAGATGATCGCCACGCTTCAGCAGACCGTTGGCGCAATCGCCCAGCGGCTGCACATGACGCCTGAGCAGCTGGTTCAACAGACGGCCCAGGGCGCAATGCAAGGTGTGCCGCAAGGGATGCCGCAAGGGATGCCGCAAGGGATGCCGCAAGGGATGCCGCAAGGCGCAATGCAAGGGGCGCCGATGTGAACGCTGAGAACCGCGCCACCCTAAATGCAATCCTCGGCACGGAGGTCCATCGGGCTTTCCTAGCCCTGCTGCGTGACAACATGGACAGCGTCCTGCAATCGCTGGCCGCCGCCCCGCCGGACGAGGTACTCAAGTTGCAGGGCGAGTATCGGGCCTTGAGGAGGCTGGAGTCGCTATTGCGACCGAAGTCTCGCGCATCGCAGGAGAGCGCTCCATCCCTGGATGAGACCAGCGGGTATTGAAGCTGCAGGAGCCCACAACAAAGGCCGCGCATGCGGTCTTTTTTGTTGGCTTTGATCTGTGACCTAGCGGACACACAGGCATTGCCACTTTATCGAGGACACCCTCGCGGACCTCTCAGGAGCGATATATGAGCAAGCAGAACGTGCAAGAGCAGAAGACCCCCAACCAAGAGGCTGACGATTTCTCGGCTGCTTTCAATGAGGCCACCCAGGGCGATAGCTCTACGGCAGAAGCCCGGGAGACGGACCCCAACGAGAAAGCCGAGCAAGCCGAGCAAGCCGAGCAAGCCGAGCACGAGCAAGGCGAGTCCGGTGAGCAAGAGCAAGCCGAGCACGAGCAAGGCGAGTCCGGTGAGCAAGAGCAAGCCGAGCCCGCCGAGCCCGCCGAGCAAGGCGAGCCAACTCACGCGGCGGAGGCTCCGTCTCCCGCTGGCGATGCGCCTTCGGAAGATGATGACCCCGCCGTTTGGAAGCAGCGGTATAAGACCCTCCAGGGAATGTTCAAGGCTGAGGTGGCCCGCGAGGTGCAACAGCAACTTCAGGCCAAGAACGCCACGCACGAGCCCCCGCCTAGCGCGGATTCGGCAGACGGCGGCCCCCAGACGGCGGACGACGCCGAAGCCCTACTGGACGAGGTCAAGCAGGATTTCCCCAACCTGATGAAGGCGGTGGACCTGCTGGTGAAGCGCGCGGAGACTCGTATTCGCAGCGAATACGCCCCCGTGGCCGAGACCGTTGCGAACAGTGCGCGAGAGCGCCATTTCAACGCCATCCGAAGCGTTCATGAAGACTTTGACCAAGTCAAGGACAGGTTGAAATCCTGGGTCGATCAGCAACCTGCATATCTGCGTCCAGGTTACGAGGCGGTTCTGTCCCACGGTACGACCGAGGACGTGATCGACCTTCTGAACCGATACAAGCAAAGCATGGGCATCCGCAAGGCGGCGCCCTCCAAACCCAACCAAGACCGCGCCCGACAGCGCGCCGCCGAAGCCGCCGAAGTCGTGCGAACCCGTAGCGCCCCTGTGGTGCCCCGCGGTGAGCCCGACAAGAACGACTATGAGGCAGCATTCGCCGAGGCCGTGTCACGTTCGCAAAGGAAGTAAATCATGGTTACTGCTTATGGTGATATTTCTCCGCGTACCGCTGCATTCGCTGCCCGCGACATGCTCGAACGCGCCCTGCCTTTCCTTGTCCTGGAGAAGTTTGGCCAGGCCGTGAAGCTCGACTCCAACAAGAGCAAGGTAATCACTTTCCGGCGCTACAACGCCCTGAGCGCCACCCCCAACCCGCTGACTGAAGGCGTGACGCCCAGCTCGAAGCAGCTCACCAAGACTGACGTCTCGGCCACCCTGGTGCAATACGGTGACCGGATCGAGCTGTCCGACGTGGTGCTGGATACGCACGAGGACCCTGTGCTGAAAGAGGCCACCGACGTACTCGGTGAGCAAGCCGGCATCATGATCGAGGCGGTGCGTTTCAACGTCCTCAAGGCCGGCACTGCGGTGGAGTACGCCAACGGCGCCACCCGTGGCGCCGTCAACACCCCGATCAGCCTCACTATGCAGCGCCGTATTACGCGGACCCTGAAGCGGCAGAACGCCAAGCCGATCACCCGCGTAGTCCGCTCTACGCCCAGCTACGGCTCCGCGGCCATCGCGCCGTCGTACATCGCCGTGTGTCACCCCGACGTGGAGAACGACATCCGCGGCATGACTGGCTTCCGGCCGTCCGAGGAATACGGCACTGTGACCCCGTGGGAGAATGAGCTGGGCAAGGTCGAGTCCTGCCGATATATGAGCTCCACGGTGTTTGAGCCGTGGCTCAACGCGGGCGGCACCAAGGGCTCCATGCTGGGCAGTGGCACTCAGGCGGACGTGTACCCCGTGCTCTACTTCGGCCGCGATGCTTACGGCATTGTGGCCCTCAAGGGCGAGTACGCGGTGACTCCGATGATCGTCAATCCCAAGCCCTCCGACTCCGACCCTCTGGCCCAGCGCGGCCATGCGGGTTGGAAGACCATGCAGACCGCCGTGATTCTCAACGACGCCTGGATGGTCCGCGGTGAGGTTGCCGTCACCGCCTGATAGGCCGTAAGGCCGGCCCCCGTGAGCATTCCGCTCCGGGGGCAATCTGAACACGAAAGGACACACTCATGCTTGCCGACATCATGAACCCCACCCGTAAGGTCTTCGACTCCTGCCTGACGCTTGGTGGCCTCGCCATCAACGGCGCTGGTGCCGCGACCTTCCGCACCACTAACGCCCTCACCCTGGCTATCGACGGCATTCTGACCTCCAAGGCCGCGCTGTCCGCTCAGGCCTTCAGCACCGGCCACACGCCGCAGGCGCCCAAGACTATCAACGGTACTGCCTACGGCACCACGGCGCTGTATCTGGTCCAGTGCGATGCTTCCGGCGCCGTCTCCACCAAGCAGTCCAACATTGCCGTTGCTGGCATCGGCGCTGACGGCAAAGTGGGTGGTGTGCAGATGCCCGCCGGCTCCGATCAGCGCGCGGCGCTGCCCGAGCCGGATAGCGGTAACGCCGCCATCGGCTTCATCAAGGTGACCACCAACGCCAGTACCACCTTCACCCCGGGCACCACTGCCCTGGATGCGGCCGGCCTCACCGTCACCTACACCAACCTGGGCTTCATGCCCGCCAACCCGTTCCAGTAATTGGGACGTTGTTCTGAGGCCCGGAGCGATCCGGGCCTTTTTCACCCCCGAAAGGAAAACGCATGGACATCAACACCGCGACCAAAGCCGAACTCGTCAATGCTGTCGTCGAACAGGGCCTGGTTGAGTTCCAAGTCGAAGCCGAGAAGATGAGCGTCAAAGACTTGCGCGCCCTGCTGAACGGTGACGAGATCATCCAGGAGCCGGAGCCCGTCAAGAGCGCAGCGCCTGCTGCCAAGGGTGTGGCACCTGCCGCCAGGGCGGCGAAGGCCAAGGGCGACCGAGTCGCGCTGCTGATCCACGAGCAAGACGGGCTCGCTGGTAGCGACGACGTGTTCGTGGGTGTCAACGGCCGCGGTTATCAAATCAAGCGCGGGGTCGAGGTTCTTGTTCCGCCCGAGGTTGTCGAGGTGCTGAACAACGCGATCATCACCCACTTCGAGCCCGACAAAGACGGCGGTATGCGTGAGCGTAGCGTTCGTCGATTCAACTTCAGCACGCGGGCTCTGTAACGTTGAGCGTCTGAGCCGTAGGGTCCGGTTATCGTGAGCCATATCGTCATTGCCCTGTCACACGATCCGCGAGACTGGATCAGCCGCGTTATGGCCTGGCTGACGCATGGCCGCTACACCCACGTTGCCCTCGTGTCCGGCGATGGGACGGAGGTGATCGAGGCCAGCGGGATGGGCAAGCCAGAAGGCGTGCGGATGGCCAGCTTTGAGGTTTGGACCGCCAAGCACCCGCGCTATGTGCTGCGGAAAATCCCACACCCCAACCCGGAACTGGTGTGGCGCATCACTACCTCCCGCCTGGGTGACGGGTACGATTGGGCTTACCTGTGGGGGTGGCTGTTCCGGCGCAACTGGCAGGACTCGTGCAAGTGGGTGTGCCACGAACTGATCGTCTGGGCTTGTGAGCAGGCTGGTCACGCCATCATCGAGATGGATGACGCGCAATGGCTCACGCCCGAGCATCTGTATCTCATATCCCAACCTTTGGAGTAGCAGACATGGTCGAGCTTTCTGGTGCCATTGGCAAAGTGAGCATGGTCCTCGAAATCAAACGCGCCGCGACTGGTGAGGTTGAGACGGTTGAGATCGAGGGCCTTGCCTACCTGTCCAGCGGCGAGCCGGACGAAACACCCATTGAACAACCTTCTGAGGAGTAAATCATGGCTTTGACGCATTCCACCGCGGCCCGAGACGCCGCGACCAACGCGGTTACCAACCTGCTGAGTACCGCAGGTTCCAAGCTCGTGTTCCGTGTGGGTGGCACCCTCGCCGCTCCTGGGACCGCCGCCGCCACGCTGACTTTCGCTACTCCAGCGTTTGGCGCTTCGTCCAATGGCACGGCTACGGCCAACGCAATCGCCAGCGACACCAACGCTGTCGGCAATGCCAGCCCCGTGAGCAAGGCCAGCCTGCAGACGTCTGGCGGCACGATCCACATCTATTGCGACGTGGCCGCGACTGGTAGCGACATCAACCTGTCCAACGGTTTGACTATCAACCCCGGGGACACGGTTAGCTGTTCGGCGATGACGTACACCGCGCTGCCCGCGTAATAGAGGCTAGATATGCCATGCCCTGACCTCAGAAACCGCGTCGGTAATCTAGTCAGCGGCGCGCCTGGCACCGGCACGATTACGCTTGGCGGAGCGATCACCGGGCATCGCACGTTCGCCGCTGCCTATGGTGCGGACGCCAATGTTGATGTGCTGATCGAAGATGGCGCGGAGTGGGAGATTGCCCGAGACTGCACCTACACCAACAGTAGCGGAACACTAACACGCGGCACGCTGGAGGAGAGTTCGACCGGCTCGGTATTGAATCTGACCAGCGCGGCTAAGGTTTACGTGGTCAATACCGCGCAACGCATCAATGATGTCAACGTTCCCAGCACCACCTGGGCCGCGTTGCCCGCCGCAAACACTGTGGGCAAGTTCACGCGCCGCTGGGTGACTGACGTGGGAGCCAACGGCGGCTCTATGTGGTACTCGGATGGCGTCTCCCGCTGGTTTCCAGTCGGCGGGAACGTGGTGCTTGCACAAGCGAACGGGTCGCTGGCCTCACCACTGGCAAGTTTGACGGGAGTGACGAGCGCGGACTTTGTTTTGCCCGCTGGAAACCCAGTGATTCCGGCGGGGATGATGCAGCCGGGGCGTTCAAAACTGCTCATTGAAACGCATATACGGCGGCTTACGGCCACGGCTTCGGCGATTTTTAACGTCTTTTTGGGGAAAACGGCATCGCAATTCGTAGCATCGCAGTCCGTGGGTGCCACGGCCAACAGCGATTGGCGCCCGTACCTTCACGTCTTCCCAACTGCATCAAACGGCTTTCTCCGCAGCAACTGGTGCAGTTTGGTAACGCTCGGTAACACTAACGCGTTCTCGGATATCACGCATAGCGACATTGATTTCAACTCCAATCAAATCATCAAATTCGCCGTATCGGGCGCCAACACCGCCGATCAGTTTGTTCTAACGTCCTACCAAGTCACGGTCTGGCCATGAAAACCATCCCCATTTCCGCAATTGCTCCTGCCGACAGAGAAGGCGCAGTCCGCATTGATGTGAATGGCGACGTTGCAACGATTTACTATGCGGATGACCCGCAACCGCAGACTGACCCCCTTGCTGGTATCCGTCAGGCACAAATCGCCGCGATCAACGCTGAACGGGACCGGCGCGAACAGTCGTCTTTCCCCTACATGGGCAAGCGCATTGATAGCGACCCTGTTAGTGTGCAGCGTATCAGCGTCGCTGCTGCTACGGCGCAGATGGCCTTGGCGCAGGGCGTACCGTTCAGCTTGGAGTGGACCTGCGCAGATAATTCTCTGTTGCCGCTGGACGCCGCCGGCGTACTTGGCATGATGCAAGCGTTGGGCGCGTATGGCCTGTCGCTGCACATGCACGCGAGAGCTTTGAAAGATGCGGTGAACGCCAGCGACGATCCAGCGAGCATTGATACTTCGTCCGGCTGGCCCGAGTAAGCAATGGGCGGCCCTGACTTCTGAGGGTGCATACCTGAGCATCTATATCTCGTATCTCGACCATTGGAGCGACCATGACGAACGAGCAACTCGCGGCGCTGGCCGCCGAAATCACCAGCAACCCGACCTACGCGGAGTGGGTTGCAAATGGGAACGACCAGCAGATCGCTGATGCACTCAATGCCACCACCCAGCCTGTCGTAGGCAGTTTGTCTCGCTCGCGGTTCAGCATGTGGTGCGGGGTGAGTGGCTTGCGTGCGGTCATAGCGGACCACGCGGCCAACCCGGCCTCGCCCCTTCGTGCCGTGGCGCTGACGGTGCAGGACTTCCTGCTCGGTGGGGTGGCTGACTCCATTGACTTCTCTGACCCAGCCAACCAAGCCATGCTGCAAGCCTGGGTGCAAGCCGGGGCGCTCACGCAAGTGCAAGTGGACGAGCTTCTGGCGCTGGCCACTACGCAGCAGCCGGTATTTGGTACTGTGAGCAATCTGGACGTGGCCCGCGCTCTGGGCCGTACGGGGGTCTGATATGACAATCTCAACCAATGATATGGTCGTCAAGCTTGGCACGACCAAGACGCTTTCGTCCAGCGGAGCGGCTATCGCCAATAACACCATCGTGCAGGCTACTGATGCGACATATAGCACCTCCGCCGACGGCAACGACGCCCCTGACGCGGAGTTCGTGCTGGCCTGCACGTTTGGTACCGCGCCGACGGTCAACACCACTCTCGACCTGTACGCCGCAGAGCAGGACATCGACGGAACCAACGACGCCGCCGCGCCAACGACGACCTACAAGCCGCGCTACATCGGCAGCTTCGTGGTCAACGCCGTGACGACCACGCAATACCTCAAGCTGCGCTCCAGCGACGTTCCGACAGTGGCCTATTACTACCTCCACAACAACGGCACCGGCCAGACCGTCAACGCTGGCTGGACTCTCAAAGTCACCCCGAGAACGGTAGGACCGAAGTAAATCGTGGCTAACCTGATCCTGCCAAGGAGGTTTCAGAGGCAGCCGACGGGACTGCTCGAAATCTCCGCCGAGGCGCGTGCTAATGGTCTGCACGCGGCCCTGCTCCCAGCGGCGCAAGGCTGGCAAGATATAGCGGGCAAATTGGCTGTTACTGGTGGCGGCGGCACGCGGTCAACCAGCGGAGGCAGTTTAGGAAATACCCGCAAGCTGACATCAGGGGCGGATTTCCTTCTGGACCCAACGGCTGGCGCGCCGGTCAACTATATGTGGGTGCTGCACGGTAGCTTGTCTGGGCTGGCTACATGGGCCGGTATCTTCAGCCGCACATCGGACAACGGTACGGCGCAAGGGTGGGCTTGGCAGCGATATTCAAGCAATGACACGCTACGAGTTTATAACACGAATGGGGCAACTAGCGGGGCTGACTTCACTAATCTGGGCACCGTCAACGACCTGCTGGATAACCGTCCGCATACATTCGTCGGACTGCAATTCGCCAGCAATTTAGCGCTCTACCGTGACGGCGTATTAATACGGTCAGGGACGATATCTAGCTCACCAACGTACGTTCCTGGCCAGGGCCAGGTCAAGATTGGGTCGTCCCGGGATACGATTGGTCTTACCGCCGAGCTGTCATTAGCAGCGCTATTCTATCCACGTGGCGACCCGAATGCGTATGCGCAAGCGCTATCTCGCAACCCGTGGCAAATCTTTAAGCCACCCAGGCGCGTGCTGTATTTCAATGTTGGCGGTGGTGGCGTCCACGACGCGGCTTCAGCACTGTCTGGCGCGGCTATAGGTGCCTTCGCAGTAGGTTCGCAGGCGATAGCAGCGGCTAGTTCAGCTTCGGCCCTGTCTGGCGCTGGTGCGAGCCTCACCGGCTCTGCGGCGCGTACGTGCGTCCACTACGCTGCTTCGGCCCTGTCTGGCGCTGGTGCGAGCCTCACCGGCTCCGCGGCGCTTGGGGGCGCACACAACACGACTTCGGCACTGTCTGGTGCTGGTGCGAGCCTCACCGGCTCCGCAGCGCTCACACACGTACACAGCGCCGCTTCGGTGTTGTATGGCGCTGGTGCGAGCCTCACCGGCTCCGCGGCGCTTGGGGGCGCACACAACACGACTTCGGCACTGTCTGGTGTGGGTGCAACTTTATCCGGCGTAGCTTGGCGAGGATTGCCGTCCCGCCTTGTGCGATCCACAGTGACCGCGTCTCTGGCGCAGTCACTGCGGTCCGCGCCAGAAGCGCGGACCACCCGATACGCGACACTCAAAAGGAGTAGCCCGTGACTCTGAAGTTGCAAGAGGCAGTTGATCTAGCCATTACGGTCCTCAACGACGCCGGCGTCACCTACAGTCGCCAGGACTTGGTCAAGTACGGCAACGACGCCCTGGACGCCATGGTGCTGCTGGCGCCGTACCTGTTCCATGAGACCGGCGAGCTGACCTGCACGGCGGGTGAGACCCTGCAGGTGGTGTCCTTCGATGACGCGCACGCGCTCGTGTCAGTGCTGCGGGTAAAGGGCGGCGACGCCTTGCGGCGCTTTGATAAATCCACCATGGACGCCTTCACGCCTGGGTGGCACCACGCGCCTCAAGCCACTGCCACTGGCTGGTGCCCGGACGATGCCAACAACCCCATGCGGTTCTTCATCTACCCGCCAGCGCCCCCGGACCAGGTGTTAGAGCTGGTCTACGTGCGCATCCCGCCGGAGTACACCGAGACGGAAGAGACCGGCGTGCCCGAGACCTATTGCGGCGCTGTCGCGGATTACATCATCGCCATGGCGGAGTCGCGTGACGATGAGCACGTCAACACCAACCGAGCCATGGCGCACCTCAACAAGTTCGCGTCCCGATTCGGAACCGCGGCGTCTCAGACCCAGGACGCACAGTCTCAGACCCAGGGGGCACAATGAACCTACCTGACCTCTACAACGAAGTGCTCATGACCTGCCCTGATGCTCCGCCGCCCCTCCTGGCGGACGCTGTCTACCGGGCCGCCTGGCAGTTCTGCTACATCTCGCGGCTGTGGCGTGTGAATCTGCCACCCCTGTCCTTGGTGGCCGGACAGGCGACCTACGACCTGGTAGGGCCCGCGGGCACGGCTGCCTTAGGTGTCACCCGTTGCCGGGACCTGATCTCGGGGCTGCCGCTCACGCCAACGACAGAGTTGGAACTCGACCGTGAACACCCCGGCTGGGAGGACAACCAGGCGGCCAGCCCCAGTATGTTCTTCCAGCCGCGCAGTGCCATACTGCAGGTAGTCTACACCCCATCCACGGACGTGCCTGACGCCCTCAGCGTGCGGGTGTTCGTAGCCCCCGACTCCGTGGCCGCGGCGCTGCCAGACGATCTTTTTATGGAGCACCGCGATGCGATCCTTGCGGGTGCCCGCGGGCGCTTGCAGGTCATGCCCAATCGCCCTTGGTCGAACGTCGATCAAGCCAATATGAATGCGGCACTATTCGAGCAGGCGGCGTACGCAGCGCGGCAAACGGCGCTCAAGAGCGGCACGCGCGGGCCCCTACGCATGCACGGCCCCGAGTTTGGCTTTTAAGGGGAGAGCACAGACATGCCTCAACTTTTCAAGAACAACGCCGCCTCGACGCTGGCTGCGGCTCTTACGACCGGCGGCACCACCCTCACGGTGTCCACCGGCCACGGTGACCGATTCCCCGTGGTGTCCGGTTCCGACTGGTGCGCAATCACGCTGACGAACGCCGCGGGCGACATCGAGATCGTGCGTGTAACTGCGCGCGCCACCGGCTCTGACAGCATGACCATCGTGCGAGCCCAGGAGGGCACCGCGGCGCGCGCTTGGCAGATCGGGGACATCGTATCGCTTCGGCTCACGGCGGGTGGCCTGACGCAGCTCCAGACTGACATCGACGCGGCCTTCAGCACTGCTACTACGGCGTCCAACACCATCAACACTCACGTGGCGGCGTCGGACCCGCACCCGCAGTACCTCACCTCCACCGAGGGCAACGCCGCCTATCAACCGCTGAACGCGCGCCTGACTACCCTGTCGGGCGTCTCCGCGCAGCAGGCCACTGACCTTGCGGCCCTGTCTACGTTCATGGGCACCGTGTTGGACGATGCTAGTCAGGGGGCGGCGCTGGCCACCCTGGGCGCCCTGGTCAATGGTGTTGCAGCCAAGACGGGGGCCTACACCGTGGTGGCCTCGGACCGTGGGAAACTCATCGACGCCACCGGCACCTGGACGCTCTCGCTGACGGCGGCTGCGACCCTTGGCGCTGGCTTCGCCTTCGCTGTGCGCAACAGCGGTACCGGGACGATCACCATTGACCCCAACAGCTCGGAGCTGATCGACGGCGCGGCTACCGTGGCGCTGGCAGCGGGCGAGTCGTGCGTGTGCGTGTGCGATGGCGCGGCTTGGAAAACGGTGGGCCGCACCCAGCAGGGGTACGGTCGGCTGTACAACATCGTACGGTACACCACAGCGGGGAGTGGCACCTACAATAAACCCTCGAATATCAACCGACTGTTGATCCGGGCGATTGGGGGTGGCGGTGGGGGGCGCGGGGGTGATAGCACCAATTACGGCACGGGTGGGGGCGGCGGGGCATATAGTGAGTCGTTTATCACCGCCCCTGCATCGTCTTACGCATACACGGTTGGCGCTCCTGGATCGGGCGGCGCGCCCAATAGCAACGGTTCGAATGGTGGGGCGACGACCATCGCGGGTATGTCGGCCGGCGGCGGTCTTTACACTGGTGCCGGCGGGACGGCGACTGGAGGAAATTTCAACGTGAGTGGAGCCTCCGCTAACAACTATGTTGGTGGGCAGGGCCCCATATTCACTGGTTGGAGCCCAGGATACGGCGGTAGCGGCGGTCCCCCGGGGCTCTCTGGCAGCGCTGGCAACTCTGGCTACATTGAAATCTGGGAGTTTGAATGATGAGAGCAGCGCGCATTGATAACGGCACCGTGGCCGACATTTGGGAAGTTCCGTCACTGGACTGCTACGGCGCGCTTTACACGCTCGTCGAAGCGCCTGAGTGGGTGCAGCTTGGCGCGACGTGGGACGGAACGACATTCGTCAACCCGCCCCCTCCGCCCAAAACGCCGGAGGAACTCGTAGCTGAGTTCACGGCAGCGGTGCAGGCCCGCCTTGATGCCTTCGCCCGCACCCGGGGCTATGACGGCGTCCTCTCGGCCTGCACCTACGTGACAAGCACCAACCCCGAGTTCGCCGCCGAGGGGCAATACTGCGTGCAGGCCCGCGACGCGACTTGGGCGACGTGCTACGCGGTTCTCGCCGCCGTCCAGAGCGGGCAGCGCCCCGTGCCGACGTGGGAAGAACTCGAAGCTGAACTTCCTGGGCTGCAGTGGCCGGAATGATCTCCCGGGCCCTTAACTTGCTGATCGAGGCGATCTGATGTTCGCAGCCCGCATCCAGGGGTTCAGCGGCGAGATTCCCCGCCTTGCTGCACATTTGTTGCCGGACAACGCGGCACGGGTGGCGGCCAACCTGAAGCTCTACAACGGGGACATCAACCCCGTCTTCGCGCCTTCGGACGTGGCAGCGCTGGCGGGCGTGAGTGCGCCCAAGACGTTGTACCGCCTGAGAGCCGCCGCGGGCACCCTCTGGCTGGCTTGGGACCGCGACGTGAACGTGGTTCCCGGGCCAATCGCCGGGGACACCAGCGGGCGCATCTATTACACCGGCGACGGTGAACCGCGCGTCACCAACTACGCCCTGGCGGGCGCTGGCGGCGGTTCTGATTACCCCAAGCAGTTCTACGCCCTGGGAGTTCCGCACCCTCGTGCGGCGCCCACCCTGGCGCCCTCCGGGAGCGGTGTGGCGCCCAACGTCACCCGCGCCTACGTCTACACCTTCGTGACCCAATGGGGCGAAGAGTCAGCGCCGTCCGATGCGGCCACCGTCACCATCCAGACGGGGCAGGGTGTGGCCCTCTCGGGACTGTCCGTGGCCCCGCCAAACAGCGGCGACATCACCGCCCTGGCCTACGCCGGTACGCAGGTGACGATTACCACTAGCGCGGCCCACGTCAACCGCGTGGGCGACGAAATCACCGTGGCCGGTGTTACCACGGTCACCGGCGTCAACGGCACTTGGCAGCTCACAGCAGTGGATGAGACTGCCAAGACCATGACCTTCACCGTTACGAGCCCGCCTACGGGTACCTACAACAACGCCGTGGACACCGGAGACACCTGGAGCCGCCGGGCGCCGTTCAACACCAGCGGCATGGTGAAGCGCATCTATCGCACCAACACCGGCAGCGAGGCTACCGAATACCAGTTTGTGGCGGAGATTCCTGTCGCCAACACCACCTACACCGACACGGTGGCCGACATCGCCCTGGGGGAGACCCTGCCCTCTGAAGAGTGGGACATGCCCCCGACCGACCTGCACAGCATCGTGGTGCTACCCGGTGGGGGCCTCGCGGGCATATCAGGTAACGAGCTGTGCTTCTCGGTGCCCTACCGTCCGCATGCGTGGCCCGTTGCCTACCGGCGCACCATGGCCTACCGAGGCGTGGCCTTGGGGGTGTTCTCGAACACCGCGGTGGTGGCCACCGAGGGGCACCCCTACATCGCCAACGGTACCGACCCGGAGACGATCTCTCTCACCATGGCGGGCGTGGAGTATCCCTGCATCAGCAAACGCGGCTGCGTATCGCTGGACTTCGGAGTGATGTTCCCCAGCCATGTGGGGCTGATCCTGGTGGGGGTGAATGGCACCGAGGTAGTGACCCGCGACCTATACAGCCGCGACGAGTGGAAGGCCATACGACCCGAGACGCTGTTCGCTGCCGTCCACGATGGCCGCTACGTAGCAGTGCGCCAGGACGATCTCGGCAACCCGCTGGGCTTCATCCTGGACCGCTCTGGGGGTGCGGCCATCCTCGTCACGCTGAACCTGAACTGCACGGCACTCTTCTCCGATCTCTACGCGGGTGAGCTGTTCTACGTGAACGGCTCGCACGTTTATCAATGGGACGCCAACAAGGCGGCCCGCATTGCGTCCGAGTGGTTCTCGAAGCGCTTTGTCCTGCCGAGCCCGATCACTCTCACGGCGGCGCGCGTGGAGGCCGACTTCACAATGGACCCAGCCGAGGTAGCTGCCCGCACTGCCCAGCGGGCGGCAATCATTGCCGCCAACAACATGCTGCTGGCGACGGACGTGGGAGGCAGTCTGAACGCTGAGACCCTGGGGGCAGGCTACGAGATCAACGGTGACGGACTCGAAACGCCTCCTGACCTTGTCGTCGAGAGCCTGACCTTCGAGCTTTGGACGGACGACCGCTTGATCTATTCGCGCACGGTGGACGCGGGCACGGGGACGTTCCGCATGCCCTCGGGCTACAAGGCGGACAACTTCTCGGTACGCATCCTTGGCAGCGTGCGGGTGCATTCCGTTGTGGTTGGTGAGAACCCGACAGTGCTGAAGGCCGCCTGATGAAGAAGCCCGGCGTCCCCGCTTTACCCCCGCAGCCGAGCACCCCGATGGCGGAATACCTGCGTGCGATTCAGAGCAACCTGGAGATCGTCACGGGGCGCCGCGGCGGGCGCATCGGGGAGCTTCCGGCGAACGCCAGCAACGCTGAGGTCATCGCCAAGATCAACGAGATTCTGCGGCGGTTGCAGGACTGATACCATAGGTGTCGTCGATCAAGGAGCTTGGCATGATTGAGTTCGTCTATGAGGCGCTGCGCGCCAATCGCGGCAACGTAATCACGCAGGAGTTGATCGACGGCATCTGCTTGAGGTTATCGAGGGTCTCCAAGCCCGCGCCGGACGCCTCCCACTGGCGGAACTGCCCCAGCGAAACTTACCAAGGGTATGTGTTCGCCGCCGAGAGCATCGCCGACATCCTCCCCGAGCTGCGGCACCTACACCTCGCCCACTGGGAGGAGATCAAGGGCCCTGAGACCTACGGACCCCTGAACCCAGACTACCAGGGCTACATCGCCCAGGAGCGCGCCGGCCAGTACATCCAGCTCACCTTACGCAAGGCCGGGCTGTTGGTTGGCCACTTTGGCGGGTACCTCTTCACCAGCCGGCACACCCAAGCGCTGTGCGCGCAGGAAGATACCTACTTCATCGCCAAAGAGCACCGCAAGGGGCTCTTGGCTACACACTTCCTCCACTACGCGGAGCGCATAGCCGCCCGAATTGGAGCGCGAGAGTTTCACGCGAGCGTGAAGCATGCCAATCAGGCCGCGGCCAAGGTTCTGGAGTTTGCTGGCTACACCTCCGTGGGGACGGAGTTCGTCAAGCTAATAGGAGAGCACCATGTGCGCACCGAAACCCCCTGATCTTTCTTCCTCTGCGGCGGCCTCCGAGAAGGTAGGCCTGGAGCAGGTGGCGCTTGGCCGTGAGCAGTTGGATTGGGCCAAGACCCTGGGCACCGAGCAGTTGGACTTGGCGCGGAGTGTTCTGGGCGATCAGCTCGACATCATGCGCGAGAACCAACAGCTTGCCGTAGAGGATCGCAATCGGTATCGGAACACCTTCGGCACCATGGAAGACGACATGGTCCGCCAGGCGCGCGACTATGTCACCCCAGCACGTCAGGAGCTGGAGGCCGGCAAAGCGGAATCGGATGTCATTCAGGCCTACGACAAGGCGCGCGCCACGCAGCTTCGCCAGCAGGGGGCCTTCGGCATCGACCCGACCTCCGGGGCCGCCCTCAGCAACGATTACAGGATGAATATTGCGCAGGCCAGGGATATGGCCCACGCAGCCAACACCGCCCGCAAGCAGGTGGAGGACATGGGCTGGGCCCGCCAGGTCGACGCCGCCAGTCTGGGGCGCGGTTTGCCGGCGCAGGCGTCCACCAATTATGGCATCGCACTCAATGCCGGCAACTCGGCAGTGAGCAACATGAACAGCACCGCGGGTTCGGTCAGTAACAACATGGGTGCGGCGCAGAACTGGTACCAGGGCGGTGTCAACGCCATAGGCCAGTCTGCCAACATCCTCAACGCCGGCTATGCCAATGAGGTTGCGGCGCACAACGGCACCATGAACATGCTCGGCGGCATCGTGGGCATGGGCGCAGGGATAGGCTTGCGGAAGTGGCCTTAACCACCCTGGAGAGGGAACTGGTTTTTTCGGATGGGAGACTGATATGGGCTTCTTAGAGGGACTTCAGGCGGGCTGGGGGCTGGGGAACGAAATCAGCGACGCCCTCGATGCGCGGGAGGTGCGCAAGCTCTACGACGAGGGTCAGGCGGCCGCCGCCCGCGAAGCCGCGAACAGTGGGCGCACCGTGGACGTACTGCCGGAGGATCAGATCACCCGTGGGTACGGCGTGGACACCGCTGACAACCACTACGCGACTGGAAGACAGGGCGTGGCGGACATGATCGTAGGCCAGGAGAACGACATCCGCGACCTGCAGAATGGCGCCCGACAGGAGTTCATGCGCGACCGTGCAATGCTCGACTCCGCGGGCCGCGACAAAGGCGTGCGCACTTACGCGCTGTCAGGTGCGGATGCCCGTGCCCGCACTAGTTTGGCAGAGCCGCCCCAGGTGCGCGAGGAACCGCGCGTTTTCGAGCGCGGCTATGCCACGCCCGGGGGCGCCTACGCTGAGGAGAAAACGGCGTTGCCGGGCTACGGCGTGCAGACCACGATCCCCGCCCGCGATCAGACGCAGATTTTCCAAGAGAAATACCTGCCCGGCGTGATAGCGAAGCTGGAGAGCCAAGGCCGCGTGAAGGACGCGGAGGCGTTCCGCCAGTGGGCGCAGGACAGCAAGAACAGACGATTTAGCGCCGGGTGGCTTGATGCTATGACTTCGTACCGCATGGGCGATAAGGCCGGTACTCTCCTGAAGCTCCAAAACCTCTACAACGACCAGGTGGAGGACAACCGCCATGTGGTGTTGGCGCCCAGCGGGGGCAACGATGACACCTACGTCGTGCAGGTTCGTGACAACGACACCGGCAATGTGGTGCGCCAGTTCACGGGCAACTACGACGACATCGCCACCATGGGGCTGGGCGTGCTGTCGCCCGAGAATCAGGCGATGCTGATGTATAAGGCCAACCGGGAGGATGCCCAGGAGGCCCGCAAGTACCTCGTTGCTACCCCCGGGTCTCACATTCTCAGGGGCGATCAATTGGTCCACGCAGTGCCGACCAAGGATGAGCTCAATCCGGGCGGGACTACCGCATGGCATGGCATTGGAAAGAATCCCGCTACGGGACAGGTGCAGTATTGGCGCATGCGTACCGATGGCCAAATCGATTGGGGCCCCGTAGCGGAGAAAGTCCCGACCGTGCCTACGCGCTCCGGCGGCGCTCGCTCCGGCGGCGCTCGCTCCGGCGGCGCTCGCTCCGGCGGCGCTAGCTCCGGCGGCGCTAGCTCCGGCGACAAGCTCACCCTCGCCCAGCAGCGCACCAACGAGCAGGTGATCGCCGCACGCAACCGCGTGAACGCCATGGCCGCCGCCGGCATGAATGTGAGTGAGATGGCCAAGAACGACAAGGAGCTGGCGAGCGCTTTGGCCCTCTCCAGGCAGCGGCTCTACGGTAACGACCCCGACTTCACGGCCTGGTCCTCCAGGGAGGTCAAGATGCGCGACATCAGCCCGTTGAAGTCCTATCTCGCCGCAGACGTCAGTGACGAGGACCGGATAGCATCGGCCCGCGCCAAGGGCTGGACACGCGAAGAGATCCGACGGGCACTGGCACAGATCAAGGGGAACTAAGCATGGCTGGTTTCGGCATAATTGAAGACGCTCCGGCTACCAAGTTCAGTGACGCCTTCGCCGCCGCCCGCAGGGCTGGTCAGAAAACCTTCGAGTGGAACGGCAAGCCCTACACCACCGAACTCAAGGGGGAGGATGATGAAGATTCCGCCGCGCCAGCGCCGTCCCCTGCCGTCGCGCCAGCTCCGCCTGCTCTCGCCGCACCAACTCTCTCCGACGCGCCCGAACCACCCCCTGCCACTGTATCGCCCGCGCCCGCCGCACCTACTTCCGCCGAGGAGCCCGTAGGGTTTGGCGATGCTTTCTCCGCCGCCCGCAGGGCTGGTCAGAAAACCTTCGAGTGGAACGGCAAGCTCTACACCACCGAACTCAAGGAGGAGGAGAAAAAGTCCGTCGCACCAGCGCCCGCGCCTTCTACCAATGCCGCACCCTCCAAGTTGGGCGGTTATGGCGCTTTGGAAGGGATAATCAATCCGCCGTCGCAACCGTTGGTGCGGTCCCCCATTGACCTCAATACCCCAGACAGCGCGGCGCTCGCCGCCGGCCGCAAGGCGGCCACCGAGCAGATGCAGCGTCCCGACTTCAGCTTTGCCCGCGCACAACGCCCGGTGCAGCAAGCCGAAATCCGCGCTTGGGTGGACAAGCGCGCGAAGGACATCATCGACCACGAGGCCCCCAAGCTGTCCCTGGAGCAGGCGCGGGCCGTCGCAATACGAGAGCTGCAGCAAGGCCATCCGTCCTCTTGGATCGGGCCAGACCCGAGGGTCGCGCCAGAGGATCAGAAGTTTGGCACGTCCTTGTATCGGGGCTCGCAGAACCTTCAGGCGACGGGGGACTACCTTGGCGCGGTGGCCTCCGACCTGGCAGGGCGGGCGGTACCGAAGGGGGCACAGGATTTTCTCGGGGTGGACTTCGACGCCGCCTCCCGGGATTTCATTGACAAAGCTCAGACGCATGCAGCGGAAGCGGACCGCTACCCAGCGAAGATCGGGAGCTACAAGAACCTCGACCAGGGGGTGAAATATGAAACCCCGGAATCGGTTAGCGCACGCACGCACGCCGCGGTGGGCCTCGATAATATCGACAAGGGGGTCCAATATAACGAGCGTTTATTTTCATGGGATCGCTTCGTTACTAGACTTAGCAATGCGCTCACTTACGCTGGCGAGGTGACCGGCGAGAATGCCCCTTTGATGGGCCCCAGCCTGGCCCTTGGCGCCCTTGGCCGCGCGGCGGCGGTTAACTTTACTCGTGGGGCTATCGACCGCGCCGTGGAGCGCAAGGCGGCGGAGATCATTGCCTCCAATGGGGGCGCGCTGCTTTCTCCGGTGAGCAAGGCGGAAGCAGTACAGCAAGCCCGCATTGCGGTTGCCGAGGCGGCTCAAAAGCATCTTCAGCGGCGCGCCATGCAGGGTGCTATCGTCGGCTCTACCCCCGCCAACGTGGCCGTGAACATCGGCGACACTGCATCCACGTACCAAGATAAGACCGGGGAACTGCACTCAGGGGCCGCGGTGGGCGTGGGCGCGGTCGCTGGCGTGCTGGATACGCTGGGCGAGCTACCGCTGTTCCGCGCCCTAGAGCGCCTTGGTGGTAGCCACATCAAAGCGGGCGCGATGTCTACGCTGCTGCGTGAGGGTGGTGCGGACGTAGCAAGAGAGATCGCTTTGGAGATGCCTACCGAGTGGACCCAGAACGTACTCCAGGATGTCACTAGCTACATGCTGGCCGGCGAGCCCATCGATTGGAACGCGGTGCTGAAGGATGCCAATGAGGCGGCCATTTCCGCGGGGGTCTCCGCGGGCGCCCTGGCCGCCGTCCCGACAATCGTCCATGGCATTCGTCGCGGCTACGAGCGCGGGCAGAGCGCGGTACGAAATCGAGTCGCCGCGATACTCAACGCCAACGCCAACGCCAACGCCAACGCCAACGCCAACGCCAACGCCAACGCCGCACCCACCGCTGCGCAGCGCGATGCCTTGGGCGCTGCGCTGTCAGAGTACGCGCGTCAGCACCCGGTGGAGGGGCGCGGCATCACCATACCGGCTGACGCCACCCCGCCGGCTGATGCCGCACAGCGCGACGCCTTGGGTACTGCGCTGTCGGATTACGCGCGCCAGGCCCCGGCGGAGGGGCGCGCCGTTACACTGCCGCCCGACGCTGGCCAGCGGGTAGACCCTGAGACCGCCCTGGGCGCGGCCCTGCGCGACGCCATGCAACGGACCGCGGCAACGCAGACGGCAACGCCGAATGCACCCACTGGCGGGCGCGCCTCCGCGCCGGCTACGCCTCAGCAGCCCGGGCGTCCGTCGGGCCCCGCGGACTTCACCAGCACCCCGCCCCATGACGCGGTGCCGCCTGGCGCAGTGCCCCATGACGCGGTGCCGCCTGGTGTGTTGCCCCATGACGCGGTGCCGCCTGGCGCAGTGCCCCATGACGCGGTGCCGCCTGGTGTGGTGCCGCCTGGTGTGGTGCCGCCTGGCGCAGTGCCGCCTGTGGAGCCCGCGGCCCACTCCGCCGTAACCCCGGAGCCTGACACGCGGGACGTCACTCCGGAGCCTGACACGCGGGACGTCACCCCGGAAGCACCTTCCCCTACCACCGTGTCGGAAGCGCCGTCGCCGATCACTGAGCAGCACCCCAACAGGGAGTTTGATGGCGAAGCCGAAACCACCACGCCCGTGGTAGAGCCATGGCTGGTGCATGGTGGCGATACCAACGTCACTCACATCCACGGTGGTGACACCGTAGTGCAGCCCGAACAACGCAGCGAAGAGCCCTTTGTGCCGTCCCCCCGGGCGATTACGGACCTGTCCGTGCTCGATAATCTGCTGCGTGGGCACGTGAATCTGACCCCCGAAGAGCGCGCTGCAGCCAACACCGTGCCCGCGCCCATCGCCTCCGTAGCTGAACCAGGGAAGCTGCACAACGACACGCGCCAGCAGATGGAGAACGTTCTGGATGAGCTTCGCAGAATCGCCGAGCTGAACCAGAGCAACACGGCCCCCTCTGGCCGCACTCTGTCCAGCAAGGAGATGGAGGTAGTGCGCCGTGATATGTTGAAGCGCGCCCAGGGCCTGGCCCTGGAGTACGAGGGTCTGGTGCGCAAGTACAGCCGCGCCTTCGGCGACGACGCAGCCACCACAATGGAACGTGCAGTGCGCGGCACCGTATTGAACAACGTCAATGGAGATCAGCATGCCGTTTCTCAACAACGATCCCAAGGAGCTGAAGCGCTTTCAAGCGGGCCTGCGGAGAGTCAACCGCGCGACCGGATCAACGCCCGGGATGCTCGGTCTTTTGCGGATGCTGTGGCGCGTGATGCGCGGCGCCCCGATGGGCAACGGAGTCTCACGGACGCGCGAATCAAGACGAGATTGTCCCCTGGGTGGGGCGTAGATGGCAGGATCACCGGCGAGGATGCGGACTTCCTGATCGGCCTCGGCCAGCGCCTGGGGCGCCGGGTGGTGTTCTACGACGCCGCCCCCGGGTCCTGGGATGGGTTCCGGGCCGGCGGCAACGATGAGGCGGTCTTCATCAACACGCGCGCCAAGACTGGCTTCCTCCAGGTGCTTGGCCATGAGTTCGCGCACACCTTGGAGCGCAAGCACCCCGCGGTTTACCGCGCCATGCGCGATGCGATTCTGCGGAACACCGACGCCGAGCGCGTGGCTGCCTACCAGAACGAGGAATACACGGCCCCGAGCCATGACATCATCGAGGAGATGATGGGCGACGCGATGGGCAACCGCTTCGCGGACCCGAACTTCTGGAAGGACGTCTTCGACCGTGTGCGCGAGATCGAGGGCAGCAAGGCCCCCACCGTACTGGAACGGCTCACCACCTGGCTGAACAAGTTCTTGCAGGACTTGCGCAACCTCGTGGCGCGCAGCGGCCCCGGGTTCCGTGTTGAGCAGTATTTGCGCAACATTGATGACGTGAAGGCGGCCTACGCGAAGGCGATGGCCGACTACCTGACAGAGCAGCGCGCCGGCGGTGAAAGCGCCCGAACGGCCGGGGTGGATCAAGCAGCCCCGCCCCGCAAGCCAAGCTCCGACGTGGGCCACAAGCGCCGCGCTACGGACGGCAGCTATGTGGGCGCCCCCGATTGGGTGAAGTCCTCGGCACAACTCACGCAGTTGCGTAGGAAACTGCGCCAGTTGGCGCTGGAGGGTGAGGCCGGGCGCTACTGGTACGAGAAGTCGTCCAAAGCGGTGCTGGAGCTGACTGGCGGTGATAAGGTGGATGCCGAGAAGTTTGTCGGGCTGCTGGCCATCTACAGTCCGTCTACGCCCGTAAACACCAACTTGGGCTTCGCCCTGGAAGCCTACTACCAGTGGAAGTCCGGGCGTCCGGTCCGCACGGGGTTATTCCCCACATCCATGAGCGCCAAGGCCAACGCATGGCTGCGGGACGGCAAGGATTGGGGTGGCATCAAAACCAACAACTTCTACGCCGACCTGATGGAGGAGATCGACCCCAGCAAGGTCGATCCCGACCACGCCACCATGGATATGTGGATGGCCATCGCCTTCGATTACGGCTCTACCAAGCTAGACCAAGGGCCGAAATATCGCTTCGCAAAAGCTGAGATCAAGCGTCTCGCCGCCGAACTTGGCTGGAAACCACACCAAGCCCAGGCGGCCGTCTGGACGGCCATCAAGGCGCGCACGGAGTTGAGCGCCAAAGTGCGCGAAGCCGAGGAGATCAAACAGGGTATCGCAGTCAAGAACGGACGCTCTTATGAGGTGCTCAAGGATAAGACCTACGAGCATTTCCGCTTGGCGCACAAGATCGCCATGGCGGCCCCGGTGACCAAGGAGGAGATCAGCGCCCGTGCGTTCGACTTCGCGGATGCCCTGAACGCGCGCCTGGTTCAACTCTCCTGGGAGGCCACGCCGAGCGTAGACGCTGGAGACATTCCGGGCATTCATGCGGATACCACAGAGCGCAAGGCCGAGTACTTGAAAGCGGTGATGAAGGCCCTTACCGGACCCAACGGCGAGGACCTGGTTGCCCAGGCGGTGGGACTTCACAGCCCGCCCACCTTGCTCGGCTTCAGCGCCTGGGAAGGTGCCGTTGGTGCTGGCGCACAATCATTCTTCCCCGCCCCCGTGACCGGACAGAACGCCGCCCGCAGCGTACTGCCGGTGGCGCGGGACCTGTTGAACCTCTACAGCGCGATGAAGGGCTACGTTCTGCACCAGGACGCTGTAGTCTGGCACCACCCGATCTACCACGAAGCCGAGAGCCGCAAGAACGGCGCCGACATCGTCACCCAGCGGGCGCTGACCGAGGCCGAGGTCAAGCAGCTCTACCAAGCCTTGTACGACAAGTTTGGCACTTGGGAGCTGGCGCCCGGATACACGGCATCCGGTGCTAGGGTTCTAAACTACAAGGATGGGCTATCAAATAAAAAGTTTCAGGCTGGAATCCGTGATATTCTTGAAGCGCTACCGGACGATTTCGGTGGCGGACTTGTAGATCACCGGGCCTTCCGTGCCGACGGGGACTACATCAGCAACGATTGGAAGGAGTCACCAAATGGCGAAAGTTACCAGGAGAGACTACGGGCCCAACGACCCGATCTTCTCGCAAGGGCCGATGACATTCGTGCCCGTGTCGAGGCCGTCAACCGCCAATTCGCAGAGCGATACGGGTGGGACGACGCCGCTCGATCCGAACGAGACCTACACGCCGGATCATCCGAGGTACGCGGAGGCCGTGGAGCAGAATCCGATGCTGCCAGCCCAGAACGCCATGGAGGAGGCGCTGTATCGGCTTACCGAGAAGGCCAACCCGGGGATGCGAGTAGACCGACGTACGGGCAAGCTAATCCCAATAGCGTCCAAGCGGTAGGTGTCCACTACAGCACCGAGCCGCGAACAAGTCTAAACGGCGCCTACTACGGCCGCGGACTTCGCGGTGCGGAACGCGAGCGGATATTCGCGGCCAAAGACACGCGGCTACGCAACCGCGTCTACTTTTACGTCAGCGACGGCCGTGGGGTATTCCCCGAGGCTGGCGTTGGCGGACACCCGCACACTGTCCAGCTTAACAACCTCTACGATGGCGACGCCGACCCTCTGGACATCCATGCGGGTCGTGACGCCAGCGATTTTGAGTCGGCAGTCATCGACGCCGGCTTCGACGGCTATGTGGCGGAGTTTGGCAACAACCAGCGTGTTGCTGTTCTGTTGGGCCCCCGGCACAGCGCTGTGCCCGTGCGCCAGGAAGCCCGCGGCTACCGTGGCGAGGACCTGCCGGCAGGTGGCCGCTCCAAGCCCAACGTCTATAAGCGGTTGGGTGAACTGTTCCGCAAGCCGTATGTAAGCCGCACGGCGGCCGAGTGGGCGGCGTTCACCAAAGAAAAAGCCCCCGACCTCTTCGAGGAGGTAGGGGGCTTGAGCGCCTTCAAAGGCGAG